AAAGCCGCCCCACTTTTGGAAACTCCGTCCAGCTTTGACACCATTCCATCCAAAGCGGGCGGCAGGTCCAACCCCATAGCTTGCGTAAGTTCTCGAATTGACCCTCCGAGACTATCGGTTTTTTCCTCTGCTTTTTTCAACGCATCTTTTAAAAGGGCTGTCCCCTCTGCATTTTCTCCATATTTTTCAGTGCTTTCTTCCAATGCCGCTTTTAGATTTCCAATTTTTTTCACGGGATCATCTACAGATTTTGAAAGGATATCATTTGCAAAAGACAAACTTTCCGTATTTTTCTGGCTGTTCTGGAGTACAGTCTGATTTTCCTCCAACTGCCGCTCCATTTTATTGAGTTCGGCAGTTGCTTTGTTTACGGCCTGCTGCCATCCCTGCGAAACCCTATCGTTCTCCCCGTATTTTTCCGAAGCAGCAGATAATCCATTTTTAAGTAAATCGAGTTTTTGCGTTTGCACCTCAATCTGCTTTACTAATATTTTGTTTTGAGAGGTAAGGTTTTCCTGCGATTTATCGTTTTTATCAAAAGCGGATGTTACGGCCTGCATCTCAGTATTAAGGGTCTTATATTGAGTGACCAACCCGTTTATTTGTTTTCTATGCTCTGCCTCTCCTTCAATGCCAATACGTGGCCCAATATCATATCCCATTTGTCCACCTGCTCTCATAAACAATTATTAAAAACGCTGCTTCCAAAAAAGCAGCGTTTGTCTTTTATAAATGGAAAGCGCCCGCTTCTGCAGGCGCTTTAACTCATGAAATATCTGTTGATATTTCAATATATTGTTTTTTCTCTTTATCATACTTGCCTATAACTACATAGTCGTTTTTGAGCAGTACTCCGAGAGCGTTTTGAGCTTCTACGCTCCCGTATACCGTGAACGTATTTTTCTCTTCATCGTAAGAAACACTGTATTTTGACTCATCAGATGGAAATTCTGCAGATGATGGTGATTTTAAATGTTCCTTTACAGCCTGCTTTGAAAACGTCACTAACATATCAGGAGCGAGTGGGTCTTTCTCTCCGGTTTTGTTAGAATATAGAACATTTAGCACTATAATTGCCACAACTCCAAGTACAATTAAACCACCCAAAATCTTCAATACATTTGTTAGTATTTCATTAAGCTTCTTTTTTTGATCTTCCATGCTTACACCCTCCTTTTATTTCCATATTATAGAAAATATTAGAAGGTGTCAATATTCGGTTGCTTCTCGCCAAAAAACTCAATGTACTCATCGAATTGTTCAAAGAACTCTCTGAGCGTAAGGTATTTTATTTCGTTCCTTTGGTACCCTAAGAACTTTGCGGCAATGAAATATAGCCGAGGAAAATAAATTAGGCTCTCTGACTCTTTGCCAAAATCTCCATTATCATTGAAGCCCCAATCTTCTCCATTTCCTCGGCTCCCAAGTTTCCCGTATCACCTACACTTTCCCTGAAAGCATCAACCAGCATTTCACCAATTTTTCCCTCTCGAAAATCGGCAACCGTCATAATCATTCCGACCTGATCCGGCGTATACCGTTCGGCTTTTGAATTGGTCTGCTTCGCCTCAAATTCTGCTCCTTCATTCATCAGCAAGGCAAGCACCCATTTCAGTTCGCCCGTCATTCCCAGTTCGTCCCCGAAAGCGTCCAGACCGCCTTTGGCACAATAGCGCTTTTGGATTTTTTCAACAACATTAAAATCAAACAGAATCGGGTATTCTTTCCCGCCTAACGTGATCGTTCCCATGCTTTCCTCCTTAACCGCCCGCGACTGTCGTAAACTCAATTACCGCCGCTCCAGTGAGCTGCTGGCCGTAAGCATCTGTCAGACCGCCCGCGGACAAAATGTAGTTGGTCGCATTTTCGAGCGCCTGCTTCGGCGTAATGGTGATGATCTTTTTTGTGGCGTCAATCGACCTTGTAACTGGCACCACAGTGTTAATCTGGTTGTTGTACAGAACAATTTCTTTTCCGCCGTGGTCAACCGGGTTATTTGCGGTAATGGTGATGCTTGTTCCAACAGGCACATCCGAAGCGCCGTCAGCAGGGGAAAAAGTCGCGGTAAACTCCGGGATGCTCCCGGCGGTTATGTTCAGCTTTTCGTTCAAGAACGTGAGCGCCGCGGGTACGGTATCGAAAATTTCTTCCTGATAAACGATCCCGTCTGCGTTGCGCATGATCGTTCCGTTGATCGTTGTACCGGAAAGTGTGATTGTGCGTCCCTTTGTCGTATACTGCGGAGACGGCTCAGAATATTTCACTCTGTAATTGATCCATACTGCGTACTTATTTTCCCCATCAATGACGTGCATCCCGATATAACCAACACGCATATAAGGTGCAATATCATCCGCCCGGGCAATAACTCCTCCAGTTTCCGTCAGCTCATGCCCCAGTATTTCCGCTTTCGCGGAAGGTAACAGATCGGTCAGGCCGTTTTCGATGGTCCCCCCGGTGATCGGGGAAACCGATTCCGCGATTCCATCATCTCCGGCAATTTCCGCCGCTTCACTGTTGTACGTTGTATTCACCACGGTAGCCTTGCCCATAACCTTGCCAACCCCTAACGTTTCCGTTTCGGTCCCGTCCGGGTTCTGGGTGATGGTGTACGGGCAATATCTCGGGTACCTGACTCCCATCATTGCCATATAGATCTACCTCATTTCATAATTTTTTCTGTTTCTTCATCGATCACGCGGCCCATTTCAGCCTGAGCCGCCTTTTTTGTTGCCCTTACGGCCGTGCTGACAAACAGCCGACCTTTGATCCCGTGAAAATCAGATCCGGATTGTAAAACTCTGGCTTTGAGTTGGTTTGAAACACCTTTTCTGTCGTAGCCGTGGAAACCAACTTTCATGTTGAGGTTGCCCTCATTATCGCGGCTGATCGGAGTGATGCCGAGCGACTGTTCCAAATCCCCAGTGGAATCTCCGGATAAAACACTTTTCAGATTGCTCCTGATTTTATCCGCAACAATACTGGCACCGGCGGCAATTGCTTTTTCGGCTATTGCGTCAGAGGCCGCCCCCAGTTTTGATAATTTAAGGGCGTATTCCTCTACGCCCTTAATCGTCATTTTAGCCATGGCCGTTTCTCCTGATGTAGCTGAGCTCCATGATCGTCACAAAATATCCGGTATCATCGATCTTTCCTGCGTCAAAAGCGCCGTCAACCGCAAAAAAGCAGCTTTCCCGCAACACGTCTATGATGGATTGCACCCGCTCTTGCACGATTGCCCGGGATGTGGGGTTATCCAGCAAACATTCTCGATAATAATACCGCAACGTGATTCGGACGTCGCTTACAAGTTCATCATCATCCCCGGAGAGTATGGCTTCATCTCCGTTTCTGGCATAAACAAGGTATTCCTCCGGGTCTGTGTCTTTTGCTTTTTCCTGCCAGTAGGCGTGTACGCCATCAGCATAGAGCAGATTATCCAGCTCTGTCTGGAGCAGCTGCAAAGGATTCATTTGCCCTCATACCTCCTGACGCGAAATTCCATAAACTGATTTTCTTCGTTCACGTTGTCGATGCCGCTCCAAAGCTCATATACATTCGGGTTATTTTTGTCCGGTGCGCCATTTTTCAGGGCCTCCGAATCATTGTTTTTCACGGCCACAACCTGCACAGTACGGAGTTTTTCATAAATTCCCGGATGATAAAACGTGCGTACGGTCACGGAATCTTTGACGCCGAGGGCCTGCGCGGCCGTCACTCGATCGCCAAATGCTCCTTTCCATTCGCAGTACAGCAGCCCAGCGTCGGCCCAGGTCGAGCTCTGCCCCTGTCCCGGGACATAGGCTGTCTCTTTTGCGTAAAACCTCACGGGTGTGGTCGGGTTAAATTTAAGCACCGCCAGCCCTCCCTTGTGCGATCAAAGAAATGATAACAGGGTGATTTGTAAGCGTCGCCGGATCCGTGCTTTGCGCCATCTTGCAGTAAAGGGTCACCGCCTCGACAGCCTCCGGAGAGGGAGAGGCGGGGTCTATCACCCAGCCCCCGCCTTTGAAAATCCCCAAAGCGCCGTTAATCATCCCCTGCACCTCTGCATCTTTTTCCGGCGTGGAATAAAATACCCCAATGCGCGGCCGTACAGTATCAATCAGCGCCATGCTTCATCCCTCCATTAACCGCCGGCAGGCACCGCAAGCGTGACAAGGGAGTTTTTATCCACAACCTTGCCGTCTACCGATTCCACCGCTTTTGTGAGCATATCTTCGGTTTCCCAATCCTGCTTACGCTGGATTCCCATGTCATAAATCGTGTTCAGGACATAATCCTTGAAATCAAACACGAATGCATATACCGTCCCTGCCGCCAATGAGGCAGAGTAGTTGGGCAGATAGTCACCACACAGGACCACAGAACGCCCGAGCAGTGTTCTTTCAGGGGAACCATTAATGCCATAGTTCACGCGGGCGATAGGCTGCTTGTTGTCGTCTACCATGCCGATAAACCCCATAAAGGTTTTTTTAGTCATGCACCATACCGCGTTACTTTCATATGCCTGAGGAATAGCCGCTTCTGTAGCAATCAGCGCGGCATAATCCAAACCCGCAGGGGTCAACGCCTGCCCTGTGACCGGGGTTTCAGCCAAAATTCCCTTAGGGGAAGTTGTACCGTCCGCATTGGAAATAATAGAAGCTTCTTTTGCCTTTGTCATGGCTTCCGAAACCTGCCGCACAAATGCGGTTTCAAACGCACTAATTGCCATAACCGATGTTTCCATGCTCATGGAAATTTCGCAGCGCAATTTATGTTTGCTGAAGGTAATAACTCCGGTGGTTTTCTTCTGACGGTCGGAACCCGCACCCTCGGCAACCCATGTTGCAACAGGTTTTACGCTGGAAGTAGGAATATTTACCCCGGCCGCATAATGCGTATGCGTGACCAAAGGCAGGATCATTCCGATGCTTTCCATCTTTTCAATGATCTGATTTACCAGCACGGTGGGGATAGCAGTTGCAACATCAGACGTTAAAGTGTTGGCGTCAGCACGCAATTCAGCTGGAATCGGAGTGCCGCGCAGAACGTATTCCATAAATGCTTTGCGGTACTCCATGCCCTCAGAATCCACATTGCGCTTCTGTACAGCCCCCGCGATTACCATCCCCGGCACCGCCGGTCCATTCACGGCGCGAGTGCGCGCGCTTTGACCGTTTTTATCCAATCCCGCGGGATTGTCAGGGTTCGGCTCGGAGTCATCCGGCATTTCATCTGCCATTTCCTGCAGGCTGCGGATTTCTTCGTTGAGCTGATCCAAGTCAGCATTAATGGAGCGCAGCGTTTCTACGTCCTCGCAAACATCCGACTTTTTGATCAGAGCGGCTTTTCTTTCGTTCTTCTTGGCGATGAGCGCCAGAAGTTTCTTTTTGTTCATGTGTTATACCTTCCCTTTCAGTAATATTTTTTGTTTCAGAATTTCGCACTCGCGTAAGCTATCCAGCCGCCTCTTCTCACTGTCCAGTAATTCAAGGCTACGAGCATATACAGATGTGGTATCGTAAAACGGTGTATCCACAACCGATACATCCCACAGTTTGTCAATTTTGGTTACCGTGCGGGTGGTTTCTTTTTCTCCAAATGACCAGGTATCCCCACCAGCAGGTACAGTAAAGGCGAAACTCATTTTATCGATGAGCCCCGCCTGAATTCCTGCATACAGATCTCTATTGCTTTGCGTATCCAGCAAATCAGCCTGAATCAGCAAGCCCTTTTCATCTACAATCAAGCGAAGGGATTTATTCCGGGTTCGCGCCATAACCATTACATTATCATTGTGGTTATATCGCAAAGGGACATCTTTCATGTCGGTGCCATCCAAAGCACCGCGCATGATTGTTTCGGTAAAACCTCCATGCGTGGCCGGCGTATCAAACACAATTGCATACCCTTCTATGGTCATGGCTTCGCCATCACCAACGGCACGCATTTCAATCAGGCGCAGCTCATATTTATTCTTTTCCATCTGTTTTTTCTCCTCCCGTCGCCCCTGCCTGTGCAAGCTGATATTGGTCAATCAGATCCGTATTCATAAAATTAAGGCTCTGGATTCTTCGGTTTCCACCCTCAAAAGGCTCTAAACCGTACATGTCCGCAATTTGATTCAGCATCATCAGCCCTGTGTTTGTTGCCAATGTTGCGAGTTCATTTTTTGCGGCATGGTCCATATAGTTGATTTTGCTGTAATAGCACCGCACCCGATGTCCTACATCCTGCTCTCGGGCAGTATAAAGGCAGGCCGTAGAAGCCTGCTCGAATTGTACAATAAAATCTTCAATTGCCGTCTGGTAAAATGCGCTATGTTGCTCTCCGCTATAATCCCCGGACAGGATTGCTGCAGATATTCCGTAGCGCTCCTGAATTACAGATTTCAGAAACTTCATGGCCGCTTCTGGAATTTCAGGCGAATTAATATTCACTGGGGTAAATTCACCAGCTAAATCTGTTGCGATCATACCAGCCTTGCTTGTTTTGATATGGCTTTCAAAATCATCGCGAGTACCTTTCAGCTTGTCCGCATCCATCACGGATTTTGCGTGAAACACACCTTTGACCTGTAAACTTGCCTCTATACTTTTCGGCAGTCCCTGAATTGTTTTGTCCAGTGCATCGATTGTGCGAATAATATCGTAATCATTGGCGAGTCCGTTATCATCCCCGCCTCCTACGATAAGGTTCGCTCCCCGGCGCCAGCGCAGATGGATCAGATCGGCATAGGGGAGCGTGTAACTTGAGCCATCATTAAAATCCATCTTGATTTCCCAGGCTTCGCCATCATCGCCAACCCCAATATATACCGCGGACGGATTCAGCGGATATAGCGCGATATAGCGCCGGAACTGGCGGCCCATTGCATCTGTTACGGTGATATACTGCGGATAAATAAAGGCATTCCGGTTTTTCCGGCGCAGCCATTCTACGCTACTCAAAAAATCGCTTGTGGTTTGCAAAGGGTTAGGCTTAAATCGCAGCAGGCGCGTGATATCGTCATTCTGCACCTGCAAGGTATCACCGCTCTGCACGATGCTTTTTACTTCAATTTTGCTTATTTCTGACGCTACCCGATCAATTGCGTTATTTACAAAATCGGACAGATAGATATTCTTTCCGAATGAGGTAAAGAGTGGCTGGCTATTTGCAAGCCAAGCGGCATACTGCGCACGGCCAGACTTTCCAAACACTCCTTTTAAATAATTTAAAACGCCCAATTTTTCACCCGCCTATCAGTGTTAAAAATTCCGATTTATACCATTCAAAAACGGCGTAGCAGTCAATCGCTGCCGCGCCGCCATCAATTCTGTGCGTGGTTTTCAACTTGCACGGCTGAATCCGCTCCGCATTGTCAGTTTTGATCCCCATATTTCTAAAGCACCAGAAATCTCCATAGCGGTTATTGTAGTTGACCAGATTATGCCGCAGGTCAGATTCCAGCCGCCGCATCGGGTTGTTCAAGCACTTGGCATCCTGCGGCACGTTCACCGCTTCAGAGTCCTTCCCGAAATACTCTTCATACCGGCGAAGGTAGTCTTTAGCGAACCGGTTATCATAGCCGGATTTGTACGGGATCAGGCCGAAATCCTGATACATGGACCATTGCCAATCAGCCACAATGGAACTATCCACGCTCCCGCCTTTTACGATGGTCAAATATCCATCCCGCGCCCATTGCTCATAATCAGCATCATCAGGGCTGTTTTTCAGCTTTTCTGCCGGTATCCAATAATGAGACCAGAAATACACCTCCGGCTTACCCGGTTTCATAAGCAGCAGCTTTGATGCACAGAGATCGGTAGTTTCCGCAAAGTCATTCCCGGCAATATAATAAGAGCCCCGGAAATCCTCAATGCTGAACGTGGCCGGATTAATGATCTCTGCATCCTGCAGCCACGCCGCACCGCCGGCCTGCTTAATATTAAAATCCTTTGCCAGCACAAAGGCGCGGGTTGCGGAATTGGTTTTTGCCTCTTCCACCATCTGCCGTAGAAATGACCATTTTTTAATGGTACCTATGTCCGGATTGCTCTTTACCCACGTTTTTTCATCTTGCCAGATTTCTGCTTCGCTGTCCTGTGTGAAAAGCCAGATCAGCCAGCGGCGCCGAGGCAGTTCACCTTTCAGTACCTGCCGGGCCTCTTTTAATCGTCCGTCCAGATATCCGTTATCCGTAAATCCCTCTGTGGTAATCTCAAAATACAGCGGTTCGTCTTGCGTAGACAGAGCCTGCCGAATCGGCATGATGGAAGAATTATCTTCTAACTCATGTACTTCATCAGCAGCGCCGACTTTAATGTTTTTACCTTCCTTGGCGCCCGTCTTGGCAGAAATTTTTTTGATATTTCCTTTATTCTGATAGCTGAATTTCCCGCGCTTTTTCGGCTTTTTGGGATTACCAAAAAATATGCCCTTAATATTTTTTCGCGTTACCTTTTCTAATGCTGGACTTTCTTCGCGCATAGCGTTGATCGCATCAAACATTAGGGCAGCCTGATCGTAGTCGTTGGAAGAGCAGAGCGCTTTTGTTCCTAATTCTCCGCAGAAAAATTCAGCCAGAATCAACGCAGCCACAAATGGCGTTTTGCCACACTTACGGGAAACCATCATCAACGCTTCTTGATAGAGCCTAACCCATCTGCCCAATTCATCATCAAAAATTTTGAAACTGTATAGTGCTTCAACAAATGCTTTTTGACGCAAGGTTAAAATAAAAGGCTTCCCAGCAAAGGGAGCCTCATAATGCCTGCAATGTGTTTCAATGAATTTTATTCGCTTGTGTGCATCCTCTGTTTCAAATCTGGTATCCGAATCATCAAACAGTGCCAGGTGGATATCCAGTTCCAGCATCAGTTCTTGTCCGATCAGTATTTCTCCGGATTTGCACTTATCGATGTATTCCAGCAACCAAGATTCGGGATGCTTTTTTCTAAGCTCTTTTAGGTTGCTCATGTCAATATCGCTTATATATGATGTCATAGGACAGCCAGATCCCAACTGTGCTTATGATCAGCACTATAAAAAATCCCCCGATAACTATCGGCTCATAAACATCAAGCTTCCATTCGTGTACCAATAAAGAAAAAATAATAGGCAGAAAATATGAAATCACATACAGGATAATTGCCTTTTTATTCGAATTCTGCAAGCTCATCATCCTCCTCATCCTGCGCTGCTCCAAGGTGCTTTACCAACTTATCCAGAATGTTTGTGAGTGTGGCAGAATGCTTCGTAATCTCCCCGGATATTGGTAACGTGCGCTGAAGCGTGGCATTTTCGGGATTGACTTTTATCAGCCCGGATGCGATCGCCTGCTCATTCAGCAGCTTCAGATACAG